TCATCAGTTACGGTAGTACCAAAGTTTTCTCCGGCTCCCAGCAACCAGCGTTGTTCTACATCATGCAATTCCTGGTCGTAGGCATAATTCATCAGTCTGCGGAATGTCCCGCTTTGAGTGTATGCATCTTCAAGTATGCGTGATAGTACCTCACGGCATTCATCATAGGTATCATCATCAATTTCGATATCAGGGTCCATTCCTCCTGGTCCAGAGATAAGGTATTCAGCAAGACACATTGGTTCCAGCCTGGCTTTATCATCGGTAGCAAGACCATCATGTTGGAGGCGTAATTGCGAAGGATTATCTTGGTGTTCTGGAAGGTCTGGAAATACCTTGCTGTCATGAGGATGGGATAATCCATATATTGACATCATATTATTGATAAATATTGGTTTAATTCCTGCTGGCATGATGAGTTACACATCCTTTTTATTACATGGAATTAACATTCTATAAATAGCATGTTTTTGTCAAACAGAATTCACTCAGCACGCAATCAATTAAGCTAAAAGCTAAATTTGCAGTATTTGTGCCTCACCTCCATTAAAATTGTACTCTGCGTGATTTTACTTTCAGATTCTGCAACCACAGGCAATCCTGTTTTACAAGATATTAAACCCTGCAACCCAACCATTTCACTCACTCTAGTTACCATCCGAAATCATCGGAGGTGAGGCTTATGAAAATGAATGACAAGACTCCTGAATTCTGGGCTGCGGTTTTGACCGGACTCAAAAATGCGTGGCCCCAGATACTTGGGGCGTTAATGGCCGGACTCATTGCCTACGGCCGACTGATATACGACGGCGCCACCCGTAAAAATAAATGGCTTGAGGGCGTCCTGTGTGGCGCTCTTTCCTTATGTGTCACCAGTGCGCTTGATGTGGTAGGCCTGCCGGTTTCCATTTCGCCTTTCGTTGGCGGAATTATTGGCTTTGTCGGTGTGGACAAGCTGCGCGAAATCGCAATTAGCGCACTCAAAAAACGTGCAGGGGTTAATGATGAGAATCAGTGAAAAAGGCATTACCCTAATCAAAGAGTTTGAAGGTTGTAGCCTGAAAGCTTATCCGGACCCGGGAACGGGGGGAGATCCCTGGACGATTGGTTATGGCTGGACCCACTCTGTTGACGGTAAGCCAGTTAAGCCCGGAATGATGATTGACGAGGCTACTGCCGAGCGCTTGCTTAAAACTGGTTTAGTCGGTTATGAAAATGATGTGTCCAGACTGGTTAAGGTCAAGTTGACGCAAGGCCAGTTTGATGCGCTGGTGTCGTTCGCGTACAACCTCGGCGCCCGGACATTATCCACATCAACTCTGCTGCGGAAGCTAAACGCTGGTGATTACGCTGGCGCCGCTGATGAGTTCCTGCGCTGGAATAAGGCTGGTAGCAAGGTACTGAACGGGCTTACCCGTCGGCGTGAGGCGGAGCGTGCTCTGTTCCTGTCATGATGTTCAACTGGAAAACGATGTTTGTTGGCCTGTTGCTCGTCTCGCTAATTGTTGCCGGTCGGCTGGCAAATCACTACCGCAATAACGCTATCACTTACAAGTACCAGCGTGATACTGCTACTCACAACCTGAAGCTGGCGAACGCGACAATTACCGACATGACTAAGCGCCAGCGTGACGTTGCCGCCCTCGATGAAAAATACACGAAGGAATTAGCCGATGCGAAAGCTGAGAATGATGCTTTGCGCGATGATGTTGCCGCTGGCCGCCGTCGCCTGTACGTCAACGCAACATGCCCCGCAGTGCCGACAGGTAAATCCACCTCCACCGCCCGCATGGATAATGCAGCCAGCCCCAGACTGGCAGACTCCGCTCAACGGGATTATTTCGCCCTCAAAGAGCGAGTGAAGACGATGCAAAAGCAACTGGAAGGGGCGCAGGCGTACATTCGCACCCAATGCCACGGTAATGCAGGAAAAACTAGTAACCAATGGTGACTGTATTAAAAAGGTACTCCCGGGCAGGGGGCGCCACGGGTGGCTTCGGGCTCGCGGGAATCGGCTGATTTTTGATTTTTTAGTCTCTGTCAGCACTGAAAAATAACCTTAAAAATCAATACATTTACTGTTTTCAGTGTCGAAGTGGTACGTTTTTTGTTCGACACTGAACGCCATTTTCACCGTATACAGGAAAAGAGCACGACTGTGGATCAGGAAATTAAAAGCCTCGAATTAAACATCACACAGCTTTCGGCCATCACTGGTGCACACCGACAGACCATCGCCAGCAGGCTGAAGGGCGTAAAAACCTCAGGTGGGAACGGTAGTAACCTGAAAATCTACCGGCTGGTGGATATTCTGACCGCCATGATGACGATGCCGGCTGTTACCGGGGAGAATGACCCCAATAAGATGAAACCCTCAGATCGACGGGCATGGTTTCAGTCGGAAATGACGCGTATTGAGCTGGAAAAGGAGATGAGAACTCTGATCCCGGCCAGCGAGGTGCTGAGCGTTTATGCTGTCATGGCAAAAACGGTCGTCAAGACACTGGAGATACTGCCGGACTTACTGGAAAGGGATGCGGCATTGCCGCCTGATGCGCTGGAAATGACGCAAAAAATTATTGATCAACTCAGGGAAGATCTGGCCAGCATGACATACCAGGCCTGCGCGGATGCTATAAACGGAGATGATGATGACAACGGTGACGAAGGGCAAGAGGAAGAGCAGGAATAGTTTAGCCTCTGCCGTTGTTGCCGGATGTGATATCTCATCGATGTTCAGGCCGCCGCGCAGGATGAAAATATCGGATGCGGTCAGAAAATATATGCGCGTACCACGCGATGCGGGAAATTCTGTGGCATGGGAATCCACCCTGACCCCCTATGTGGTGGAAGCCATGAACTGCCTGTCATCACGCAGCTACGATGCCGTGGTATTTGTCGCCCCGGCAAGAACCGGTAAGACGCTGGGGCTGATTGACGGCTGGATTTCCTACAATATTGTCTGCGATCCGTCTGACATGCTGGTGGTTCAGATGACTCAGGACAAGGCGCAGGAGCACTCAAAGCGGCGTCTGGCAAAGATGTTTCGCCACAGTCCGGCGATAGCAAGAAGACTCAGCCCTCACCGTAACGATAATAATGTGCATGATAAAACGTTTCGTGATGGCTCGTTTCTGAAAATTGGCTGGCCATCAATCAATGTTTTTTCGTCTTCGGATTTTAAATGTGTGGCGCTGACTGACTACGATCGGTTCCCCGAAGATGTTGATGGTGAGGGGGATGCATTCTCGCTGGCGTCGAAGCGTACCACAACGTTTATGTCGCTGGGTATGACACTGGTGGAGAGCTCGCCGGGGCGGGAAATTACCGATACCAGATGGAAACCGTCATCACCGCACGAAGCACCGCCGACCACAGGAATACTTTCCCTGTACAACCGTGGCGATCGTCGTCGCTGGTACTGGCCGTGTCCGCATTGTGGCGAATATTTTCAGCCATCAATGGCGAATATGACCGGCTATCGCCATATTGCCGACCCTATGGAGGCCAGTGAAGCAGCGCGGATTCAGTGCCCACACTGCCATAAGTTGACTGAACCACAGCAGAAGCGTGAGCTGAATAATCGTGGCGTCTGGTTGCGGGAAGGTCAGCACATTGACCGCGACGGCAATATTACCGGCGAAGCCCGCCGCTCACGTATCGCCAGTTTCTGGATGGAGGGACCGGCGGCGGCTTATCAGACCTGGGCGCAACTGGTTTACAAGCTGCTGACCGCCGAAGAGGAATACGAACGAACCGGCAGCGAGGAAACCCTGAAAGCCGTCATCAATACGGACTGGGGATTACCCTATCAGTCCCGTCGCTCGCTGGAGGCACGCAGCGGTGACGCGCTGATGGCACGCGCTGAGGACGTATCAAAACGTACCGTTTCTGACGGGGTGCGTTTTATTGTGGCAACCGTTGACGTACAGGGCGGTAAAAAGCGGCGCTTTGTGGTCCAGGTAGTGGGCTATGGCGCATATGGTGAACGCTGGATCATTGACCGCTACAACATCCGTTATTCCCTGAGAGTGAATGAGGATGGCGAAAGCCAGCCTGTCAATCCGGCTGCAAGACCGGAAGACTGGGATTTGCTGAAAACGGATGTGCTGGAAAAGACGTATCCGCTGGCGGCAGATCCTGAACAGTTTATGCCGGTACTGGCAATGGCGGTGGACTCAGGCGGTGAAGACGGTGTTACCGATAATGCCTACGCGTTCTGGCGAAGGTGTAAGCGAAAAGGCGTTGCCGGGCGCGTTTATCTGTTCAAGGGAGACAGTACCCGACGCGAGAAGCTGATCACCAAAACCTATCCCGATAACACCGAACGCTCAGAACGTCGGGCAAAAGCCAGGGGGGATGTGCCGTTGTATCTGTTACAGACCAATGCCCTGAAAGACAGGGTAGCTGCCGCACTGGAGCGTGAGGAGCCGGGGGCGAATTACATTCATTTTCCTGACTGGCTGGGGCCGTGGTTCTACGAGGAACTGACCTATGAAGAGCGCAGCGCAGACGGAAAGTGGAAAAAACCGGGACGCGGTAATAACGAGGCGCTCGATCTGATGTGTTACGCCCACGCGCTGGCTATTCTCCGTGGCTATGAGCGAATCAACTGGGAAAAACCACCAGGATGGGCTCGCTTACCGGAAAAAGACGCCGCAAAAACCACGCAGCCTGTTGAGGTTCGCCAGCAGGAGCAACACGAAGGAGGAGAGAAAGCCGTGAAAGCCAGGAAGAAAAAAATTTTACCCGCCTGGGGCGGTGGTTCCGGAGGAGGGTGGTTATGACCAGGGCAGGGCTACAGGAGTTGTACAACGCCTATCTGGAGGCCGAGCTTGCTGTACTGAAAGGCAAGTCCATCATGCTTAACGGTCAGTCAATGACAATGGAAAGCCTGGAGGAAATCAGGAAGGGGCGCCGCGAGATTGAAGACAGGTTACAGCGGTTAAATAATCCGCGACGGCTTTTCACCCGGGCGAGGTTGTCATGAATTTTATCGATAAAGCTATCAGCATGATGTCGCCGGGATGGGCTGTATCAAGACTCCGATCGCGGGCAGTAATAAAAGCTTACGAGGCTGCAATACCCACCCGGACACATAAAATTAAGCGTGAAAACCGCAACGCCAATCAACTAAACCAGATTGCCGGAAAGTCCCTGCGGGAGCAGGCCCGCTGGTTCGATAACAATCACGATCTGGTGGTGGGGGCGCTCGATAAGATGGAAGAGCGCGTTATCGGGGCTAAGGGGATCATCGTTGAGCCACAACCACTGACGGTGGCCGGAACGCTGAATAACGCGCTGGCGGAACAAATCCGCGCCAGATGGGCAGAGTGGTCCGTGTCGCCGGACGTGACCGGACAATATACGCGCCCGGTACTGGAGCGCCTTTTGTTACGCACATGGTTGCGGGACGGGGAGGTGTTCTCCCAGATGGTGGCGGGAAAAATGCCGGGGCTTGAGCCGGTGGCGGGCGTACCGTTCTGGCTTGAGGCGATGGAACCGGATTATGTCCCGATGGAACAGACGGACAGTACAAATAATCTGATTCAGGGGATCTATTTTAACGACTGGCAAAGGCCAAAAAGTTACATCGTCTGTAAATCCTGGCCGGGATTTGCCACCGCTATGGTGGCCACCAAGCTTATCGATGCAGAAAATATGCTGCATCTTAAATTCACCCGTCGCCTGAATCAGGCGCGGGGCGTCACGCTGCTGGCGCCGGTTATTATCCGGCTGCTGGATCTGAAGGAGTATGAGGACAGTGAAAGGCTGGCCGCGCGTATTTCGGCGGCTTTTGCCATGTTTATCCGGCGCAGTGACGCAATGGTACAGGATGGTGACGCGCCAGATTATGCGGATAAAGACCGCGATCTGGATATTGAACCCGGCACCATTCTGAAAGACCTGTTGCCGGGAGAGGATATCGGCACCATCAAATCTGACAGGCCAAATGCCAACCTGGAGTCTTTCCGTATGGGGCAACTGCGGGCGGTTGCCGCAGGTGTACGCGGAAGTTTTTCTTCTATTGCTAGAAACTACGACGGCACCTACAGCGCCCAGCGTCAGGAGCTGGTGGAGGCTCAGGAGGGATACGCCATTCTACAGGATAATTTTATTGCTGCCGTCAGTCGCCCGGTTTACCGGCGATGGCTGGCGACGGCGATTACGGCGGGTGTGATAGATGTGCCGACGGACACGGACATGGCGACCCTGTTTAATGCCGTGTATTCCGGTCCGGTTATGCCGTGGATAGATCCGCTGAAAGAGGCGAATGCCTGGAGGATACTGATACGCGGCGGGGCGGCAACAGAGAGTGACTGGGTGCGTGCCCGTGGCGGCGCACCTGCTGAAGTGAAACGCCGCCGTAAGGCGGAAATTGACGAAAACCGTAAGCTGGGACTGGTATTTGATACTGATCCGGCACATGACCCGGGGGAACAGGATAATGCCGGAAGTGAAGACAACAGTGGCGGCGATAAAAATGCCGCCGGTGATGACAGCAGGGAACGGACGCGGGGAGGGAAGCAGTAATAGCTGGTATTCCATCAGGGCTGCAGCCAATAACACGGCGGAAGTCCGCATTTATGACGAGATTGGTGGATGGGGAATTTCGGCTCGCTGGTTTGCAGAAGAACTGGCTGCACTGGGACAGATTAACCGGATAAATCTGCATATTCATTCACCTGGCGGAGCAGTACTGGACGGAATAGCCATTTATAACCTCCTGAAAAATCATCCGGCGCAAAAAACGGTGTATATCGATGGAATGGCCTGCTCAATGGCATCCGCTATTGCGATGGTAGGTAATCCCATCATTATGCCGGAAAACGCCATGATGATGATTCATAAGCCGCGCGGAGTGGCGGGGGGTGAGGCGGAGGATATCCGGGAATATGCTGACCTGCTTGACAAGATCGAAAGCGTCATTATCCCCATCTATACCGAAAAAACTGGAAAAACGCCTGAAGATATTGCTGCCATGCTGGCAAAGGAGACCTGGATGAGCGGCGCGGAGTGCGTCAGTGAAGGGTTTGCCGACAAACTGATACAGCCTGTAAAAGCAATGGCCTGTATTCATTCAAAACGTGTTGAGGAGTTTGAGCATATGCCACAGAGCATTAAAGGTATGATTATCGCCCCGCAGGGCAATGCAGGCGCGCAACCGCAGCCACAGGCAAAAGCCCCTGAGTCACAGATTCAGTCGCAGGCTCAGTCGCTGGTGACTGTAGATGAAAATGCCATTCGCGCACGCCTGCAGGAAGAACAGCGTAACCGTATCACCGGCATTCAGAATGTGTTTTCACTTTCCGGCGATCGTTATGCCTCGCTGATGGCAAAGTGCATTGCTGATGTGGATTGCTCTCTGGAAATGGCGAAGGACAGACTGTTGGCCGAGATGGCGAAAGGTATTACGCCGACTAACCAGCTGAATGGTCCGCAGAATCGCGCAGAGTTTCATGCCGGGATGTATACCGGAAACGGTAATATTACCGGCGACGCCGTTCGCGCTGCCGTGATGGCCCGCGCAGGCTATGAAGAAGCGCAGAAGGATAACCCGTACAACTGTATGACCCTGCGTGAACTGGCGCGAATTTCGCTGGTGGCGAGGGGTACAGGCGTGTCCAGCATGAATCCCATGCAGATGATCGGCATGGCATTTACGCACAGCACCTCCGATTTCGGTAACATTCTGCTGGATGTTGCAAACAAGTCCATTCTGCAGGGCTGGCAGGAAGCGCCGGAAACCTTCGATGCCTGGACCAAAAAAGGACAGTTGTCTGATTTCAGGATTGCGCACCGTGTGGGTATGGGGGGATTCAGTTCACTGCGTCAGGTTCGTGAAGGAGCGGAATACAAATACGTCACCACAGGGGATAAACAGGCGACCATTGCGCTCGCTACCTATGGGGAGCTGTTCAGCATTACCCGCCAGGCCATCATCAATGATGATATGAATATGCTGACGGATGTCCCGATGAAGCTGGGACGTGCGGCAAAAGCCACCATTGCCGATCTGGTTTATGACGTTCTCATCAGTAACCAGAAACTGTCCAGTGATAATGTGGCGCTGTTTGACAAGACGAAACACGCAAACGTCCTTGAAAAAGCCGTTATGGATGTGGCGTCCCTGGATAAAGCGCGCCAGCTAATGCGGATGCAGAAAGAGGGCGATCGCCACCTCAATATCCGTCCGGCATTTGTACTGGTGCCGACGGCGATGGAGTCTGTTTCAAATCAGGTGATTAAATCTGTCAGTGTCAAGGGGGCGGATATTAACGCCGGGATCATTAACCCGGTGAAAGATTTCGCCACGGTGATCGCGGAGCCTCGTCTTGATGACGCCAGTCAGTCCACTTTCTATCTTACTGCAGCAAAAGGCAGCGATACCGTTGAGGTGGCTTACCTTAACGGCGTGGATGAGCCGTATATCGACCAGCAGGAAGGATTCACGGTGGATGGCGTAACCACGAAAGTTCGTATTGATGCGGGCGTTGCGCCGGTGGATTATCGCGGCATGGTGAAATGCACCGTATAACCCACTAAAAGCAGACATTAAGCGATACGGCCCTGACGGGCTTTTTTTATACCTGAAATCCGGCACGGCGTGCCGGAAAGGAGAATAACCGTGGCTAAGAATTACGTGGAAGACGGCAAAACGATTGAAATTGTGGCGACCACGTCACTAAAGAGCGGAGATCTGGTACAGGTCGGCGATATGTTCGCTGTGGCTGTTACCGATATTGCCGCCGGGAGCGCCGGAACCGGCATCGCAGAAGGGGTATTCAGCATACCAAAACTGACAACAGAGGATATTGCCGTCGGGAAAAAAGTGTATCTGAAGGATAACGTGGTTCAGACGGATGCAACCGGCAGCCTGCCGTATGTCGGGGTGGTATGGGCGCCAGCGGCAAACGGTGATGAAACCGTTCCGGTAAAAATTAATGGCTGACCTTTTTGACGGGATGAAAAGGCGCATGGATGCACTTATCGCAGAACGCTTCGGCATGAAGGTCAACATCAACGGGACTGACTGCATAGTGGTGGAGTCTGATTTTCTGGCTGAACTGGGGCCTGTTGAAGGAAACGGAAAAAACGTAGTGGTGTTTTCAGGCAACGTTATCCCGCGCCGGGGAGACAGGGTGGTACTGCGGGGCAGTGAGTTTACCGTGACCCGTATCCGGCGTTTTAACGGTAAGCCACAACTGACTCTGGAGGAGAACAATGGAGGTAAAGGGGCTTAAAGAGGCCATTTCAGTACTTAAAGAACTTGATCGTGGATATGTGACCCGGGCAAAAATTCGGGCCATTAACCGGGTGGCAAAACGGGTGGTCAGCGTGTCAGTTCGCAGTGCTGCTGCTTTGGTGGTGGCCGGAGACAACCGACGGCAGGGTATTCCCGTCAGAACGGTAAGACGTCGCGCCAGAGTCAGGCTGGCCAGAGCGGACAAGCCTTTTGCCAACATTTATGTGAACTGTGATCCGCTGACTGCCATCAGGTTACTGAGTTCGCCACCATCAACCCCGATGAGGGGGAGAAAAGGTAAGCCGCTACGTATAGGAAAATACCGTTTTGACCGGGGGTTTATTGCGCAGGCTCCGAACGGATGGTGGCAGGTATTTGAGCGTTCCGGTGCCGGAAGATACCCACTTAATGTGGTGAAAATCCCGGTTGCTGATGCATTGCGCCATGCGTTCAACACGCAGGTTGTTTTACAGATGAAAACGGAGATGCCCAAAGAGCTGAAGCATGAAATCAGTTATGAACTGAGGAGATTCACTAAAAAATGACCCGACACAGTGCAGTACGGCAGGCCATTATTGCCGCATTAAAAAAGACCGATGATGGCTCCACCACGTTTTTTGACGGTCGTCCGGTCGTGGTGGAGGAGGATGAGTTACCTGCGGTGGCGGTGTACCTGAGTGATGCTCAGTATACCGGTCCTGAGGTGGACGGTGATATCTGGAGCGCGGTGCTACATGTGGAAGTATTTCTGAAAGCCACTGCACCGGACAGCGCCCTGGATGAACAGATGGAGAACAGGGTGTATCCGGCACTGGGGAGCGTGGCGGGACTGGGTGACATCATCCGGACAATGTCGGCGCAGGGGTATAACTATCAGCGAGACGATGAAATGGCGATGTGGGGGTCAGCCGATCTGAGTTACGACATCACCTATTCCATGTAGAGGAAAAGAGAATGACAGACACGACAATTCCTAATCCACTTGCGCCGGTAAAAGGCGCAAATACCACATTCTGGATGTACAACAGCGAGGGTGATCCGTTCGCCAGCCCGCTAAGTGATAATAACTGGCTGAGGCTGGCAAACGTAAAAGACCTGCAGCCGGGAGAACTGACGGCAGATGCAGAAGATAATAACTATCTTGATGACGAGAACGCTGACTGGAAAAGTACCACACAGGGACAGAAGTCTGCCGGGGATACTTCTGTGACGCTGGCGTGGAAGCCAGGTGAGGACGTACAGAAAAAGCTTATTCAACTGTTCACGACCGGGCAGAAGCGCGGATTCCGGATCAAGTATCCGAACGGCACTGTTGATGTGTTCAGAGGCTGGGTGAGCTCGCTGGGGAAAACGGTGCAGAGTAAGGATGAGATCGCCCGTACAGTAAAAATTACCAGTGTGGGCCGTCCGTACATGGCTGAAGAGGATGCACCGGAAGTGGTTAGTGTTACCGGACTGACAGTGGAACCGACAAATGCCACCGTGAAGGTCGGCGCCACAACAGCGGTTACGTTCACGGTGAAACCGGATAACGTGACAGATAAATCACTGCGTATCGCAACGTCAGATCCGACTACAGCCACCGTCACGCAGGCGGAAAATATTGCCACTGTAAAAGGTGTTAAGGCAGGTACAGTGAAAATTATTGGCATGACAACAGACGGTAATTTTACCGCTATTGCGGATATTACTGTTCAGGCATAACCCACCTCTCGTCCTGTTTTGGGGCATTTTTTTCAGGAATAAATCATGTTTTTAAAGAAAGAGACGTTTACCCGGGGGGATGCGTCGGTGGCATTGTTCGAGTTATCCGGCCTGCAACGTATTGAGTACCTGGAGTTCATCCAGAAACGTACTGCGAAATATGACACGGATATGGATGGTACGACGGAAGCGGATAAGCGCGTGGCTTATATGCAAATGGCACTGGAAATTAATGCCTGGCTGGTATCCCGCTCGCTTCTGAATGGTGATTCTTCTCAGGATGCAGACACGCTTTATCAGTCAGTACAGGCGAAGTGGTCGTATGAGGCGCTGGACGCAGGCGCAGAAAGTGTTCTGATGCTCAGCGGGCTGTCTGCGGATAAGAAAGATAACGCCAGTGATTCAGGTAATGAATCAGAGGACATGACGCCGGAAAAGTCCTGAATAATGAGCTTCATTTTGTCCGGCAACTGGCCCGGGAGTTCCGGCGGCCTGACTGGCGCCGGATGCTGGACGAAATGAGTTCAACTGAACTTAGTGAGTGGGCTGATTTCTTTCGGGAAAACAGTTTCAGTGATGCCCTGCTGGATGCGGAGTTTTCCACGCTGAAAGCGCAGGTGTTCATGCTGGTGACGGGGAAAGAAATCGATGCAGCGGACTTCAGTTTGCTGACATTACCCGGAGCGGTACAGAGCATGACGGAGCAGGATCTGCTTGAAGTGGCAGTCGGTATTCCGGGAGGAGTGAGATTTGAGCCAGAAAGTCGGTGATATCGTCATCAACATGGATGTTGATACAGCTAAAGTTGCCGCCGGTCTTCAGACTGCCAGTAACGGGCTGGGGAAGCTGGTGGACAGCAGTGATCTCGTTGAAAAACGCATCAAGCGATGTATGGAGTCCAGCGCCAGAAGTGTGGCGGCATCGGCAAAAAGTATCAGTGCCGCTATGGCGCAATCACAGGTTGCCACACGCACACAGAGTGACGCTATGGCACAACTGGCGCGTGAGGCGAACGAGGCCAGAGAAAGGGCTGTCGACCTGAATCAGAAGTTAAGGGCGGAAGCTGCGCAGGCAGCGGTGGTTGCACAGGCTCAGGATGCAGCCGCAGCGGCATTTTACCGTCAGATTGACAGTGTAAAACAGTTAAGCGGTGGTCTGCAGGAGTTACAGCGTATCCAGGCGCAGGTACGACAGGCGAAAGGACGCGGAGATATTTCACAGGGCGATTATCTGGCGCTGGTGTCTGAAGCTGCTGCAAAGACACGCGAACTTACCGATGCGGAGGCGCTGGCCACGCAGAAAAAAGCACAGTTTATACGTCGACTGAAAGAGCAGACGGCGGTACAGGGCCTCTCCCGTACTGAGTTGCTGCGGGTGAAGGCGGCTGAACTGGGGGTTAGCAGTGCCGCCGATGTCTATATCCGCAAACTGGATACCGCAACAAAATCCACTCATGCACTAGGACTGAAATCAGCAATGGCGCGCCGCGAGATAGGCGTACTGATTGGTGAACTGGCACGGGGAAATTTTGGCGCCCTTCGCGGTTCCGGTATCACGCTGGCCAACCGGGCCGGGTGGATTGAGCAACTGATGTCGCCGAAGGGAATGATGCTCGGCGGGCTGGTTGGCGGTGTGGCTGCGGCGGTTTACGGACTGGGTAAGGCGTACTATGAGGGGGCGAAAGAAAGTGAGGAGTTCAATAAACAGCTTATTCTGACCGGAAGTTACGCCGGAAAAACCACAGGCAAGCTTAATGAAATGGCGAAGTCGCTCGCCGGAAATGGCGTCACGCAGCACGACGCGGCAGGAGTACTGACCCAGGTGGTCGGTAGCGGAGCGTTTACCGGGCAGGCAGTGGCAATGGTATCCCGTACCGCGGCCAGAATGCAGGAAAACGTGGGGCAGTCAGTGGATGAAACCATCCGCCAGTTTAAACGGCTGCAGGATGATCCGGTGAACGCGGCGAAAGAACTGGACAGGGCACTGCATTTTCTGACTGCCACCCAGCTTGAACAAATCAGGGTGCTCGGTGAACAGGGAAGAACGGCTGATGCTGCGAAAATTGCCATGTCCGCGTATTCGGAAGAGATGAATAAACGGGCGGGTGACGTACATGATAATCTGGGCTGGATCGAGAAGGCATGGAATGCCGTGGGTGATGCGGCGAAGTGGGCGTGGGATCGGATGCTGGATATCGGGCGGGAAGATACGCTCGATGAAAAAATCGCGACACTGCAGGAAAAAATCGCGCGCGCCAGAAAAACGCCATGGACAGTGTCTTCCTCCCAGACTGAATATGATCAGCAGCAACTGAACGAACTTCAGGAACAGAAACGCCAGAAGGACCTGCTGGATGCGAAGGCGCAGGCAGAGCGTAATTATCAGAAGACTCAGAAGCGCCGGAACGAGCAGAACGCCGCGCTGAACCGGGATAATGAAACTGAATCCCTGCGGCATCAACGGGAGGTGGCGCGCATTACCGCCATGCAGTATGCCGATGCAGCGGTACGCAATGCCGCGCTGGAGCGTGAAAACGAACGCCATAAAAAAGCAATGGCACGGCAGAAGGAAAAGCCAAAGGCTTACTACAACGACGAGGCCGGGCGACTGCTTTTGCAGTACAGCCAGCAACAGGCGCAGACTGAAGGGCTGATTGCCGCCGCGAAGCTTTCCACGACCGAAAAAATGACGGAAGCGCATAAGCAGCTTTTGTCATTTCAGCAGCGCATCGCTGATTTGTCCGGTAAAAAACTGACGGCGGATGAACAAAGCGTACTGGCACATAAGGATGAAATAGCGCTTGCGCTACAGAAGCTGGATATCTCACAACAGGATTTGCAACACCAGAATGCCTTTAATGAACTGAAGAAAAAGACGCTCACATTAACCAGCCAGCTCGCTGACGAAGAATCCCGCGTCAGGCAGCAGCACGCACTGGCGCTGGCCACAATGGGTATGGGCGATCAGCAACGTGGCCGGTACGAAGAGCATCTGAAAATTCAACAGCACTACCAGGAACAACTGGAGCAGCTTAAGCGCGACAGCAAGGCAAAAGGGACATACGGTTCTGACGAATACCGTCAGGCGGAGCAGGAACTTCAGGCCAGTCTCGATCGCCGACTGGCTGAGTGGGCGGATTATAACGCGAAAGTGGATGCTGCGCAGGGAGACTGGACGCAGGGCGCGTCGCGGGCGCTGGATAACTTTCTGGCGCAGGGGGGCAACGTGGCAGGCATGACGGAGAACGTTTTCACAAACGCATTTAACGGCATGGCGGACAGTATCGCGAATTTTGCCGTGACCGGAAAGGGCAGTTTCCGGAGCCTGAC